GGCCCGCCGGACTGCCCACCGACCTGAACCTCATCGAGGGCCTCATCCGCGAGTACGGCGTCAAGCTGGTGGTCATCGACCCCCTGATGGCGTTCCTCGACGACTCCGTCAACAGCCACAAGGATCAGGACATCCGCCGCTGCCTGCACGAGATGAAGCTGGTGGCCGAGCGGACCCGGGTGGCGTTCCTGGTGGTGCGCCACCTGAACAAGGTGTCCGGGGCGTCGGCGCTGTACCGGGGCGGCGGCTCGATCGGCATCGTCGGGGCCGCCCGGGCCGCCTGGGTGGCCGGCCGCGACCCGGCCGACCCGTCCCGGCGGGTGCTGGCGATGAACAAGTGCAACCTCGCCGCCCACCCACGCAGCCTGGTTTATTCCTTCGACACCCAGGGGGATGTGGCGGCCATCGGCTGGCGCGGCGAGTGCGACCTGACGGCCGACGACATCCTGACCCCGCCGGGCCAGCGCAACAAGACCGACGACTGCGAGGGATTCGTCCGCGACATCCTGAGCGACGGCCCTGTCCCCTCTAACGACGCCGAGAGGCGATGCAAGAAGCAGGGGTTCTCGAAAGCGACCTTCCGCCGGGCGTGCCAGCAGGCCGGGGTGGAGCGGCAGAAGGAACGGCGGTTCGACGGCCAGTGGAGCATCTACATCCCGCCCGAGGACGGCGGGGACGGGGACAACCGGACCGGCGGGCGGGAAGACGGCGGCTTGAGCAACTTCGCGGCCGTCGAAGGTGCTCAACCTCCTGCGACACGGGATTTGAGCATCTTCGACGGAATGCAAGACGCCTTGCGGTCTGGCGAAGTTGCTCACGAAAGTGGCGGCTTGAGCAACTTCGCGGACAAGCGGAAACCAAGCGGAAATGGCGAAGGTGCTCAAGGGAATAACGGCTTGAGCAACTTCGCGGCCCCCGAGGGGGGTACGGCCCCGGCGCACGAAGGTGCTCAAGTTCTCGGGACTGAGCACCTTGAGCACCTTCGTGCGCCGGGGCCGGGCGAGCCGGGGGTTCATGAGGAGGAACTATGAACCCCGCCCAACTGCTGGCGTTGGCGGCTTCCCGGGGCGTCGCGGTGTCCCTGTCCCCATCCGGAGGGCTATCGTGCCACAGCCGCGGCCGGATGCCGGCCGACGTGCGCGGCCTGCTCGCCCAGCACAAGCCCGCACTTCTGGAGTGGCTCTCGGCCCCCGATGACCCGGAGGAACGGGCCGCGCTCCAGATGCCCGAGGCCGAGGCTAAGGCCCTCCTCCCGGCCGCCGTCGCCGAGTGGGACCGCGTTATCGCCGGGGATGAGGCCCCCGCCCCGGGCGGCGCGCCGAACGACCCGGCGACCGCCGACGCTCTCGCTGACGACGACGGCGGCCAGGATGGAGCTTGGGATGAGGAAGACGCGGGTGACGCCTCCGGGCCAGGCGACGGCCCCGCGACGGACGCCATCGGCATCCCGCTGGACGACGCCACCCGGGCCGTCTTCGTCACCCTGAAGGACTTCAAGGAGGTGGCGCTGCACGGCCTGCGGCTCACCCGCGTCATCGACCGCATCGCCAAGGGGCCTTACGGGCCGCTGCTCATCCACAACCTGAGTTGCCTGGAGTCCAAGTTCGAGCGTAGCCGCTGGCGGTACGAGTCCCGGGAGTTGCGGCAGTTGCTCTTCCGCATCAAGTCGCTGGCCCCGTTCGCGGCCGACTGCCCTTACTGCCTGGACCAGCACGCCCGCCGGGCCGTCCCCGGGTGTACGGCCTGCCTCGGTCTGGGCGTCACGACCAAGGCCCGGCTCGACAACACCCACCGCGACCTGGTGCTGATGGTGCTGGGCCAAATCCCCGACGAGGAGGCCCGGCGCGAGGCGACACGAAAACTCTGGAAGAAGTGGTGGGCCTGAACGGATGGCCCCGAAAGGAGCTTTGACGATGCGGACCGACGCCGAACGCGAGCCGGACGACCTGACGCCCGACGACGACACCTGCGCCGACTGTGGCGGGCGGGTACGCCCGGGCGACCGCCGCCGGCTCGACCCCGAGGGGGTCTACGCCTGGACCGCCTTCCTGTATCCGCGGCAGTGCCTGGGATGCGCCGAGGCCGGGGTGCTGGAACCGCTTAGGTGGGAATTCCTCCGGCCCCGCTCAGACCTGGCCCTCCCGGCGTGCCCGCCGGGCGACCGCGGGCTCCTGGGGCTGGCGGCCGACTCCCTCCTCGCCGAGCCGTCCCCGGGCGGCGAGCCGGTCTGGCGCGTCTACCGCCTGTACATGGTCCTGGAGGCCGTGGTGGCGTCGCTGCGCGGCCCCGGTGGGTCGGTCCCCCTCCCCGCCGGCCGCGCCCTGGCCCGCGTGTTCGGGACGAACTGGTGCCCCGAGGTCGTCCGCCGCTGCTGGAACCGGTTCTCGCCGGTCGCGCTGGCGAGGCTCCGGGCCGACCTGGACGCCACCGAGGCGGTCCTGGAGGCCCCCGGCCGGGAGGTCGGGCGGGCGCTGCTGGGCCTGGCACGGGCCGCCGTCGAGCAACTCGCCGCTGCCCCCGACACGGCCCGGGCCGCTGACCATGCCCCGGGAGCGTTCAGGGCGGACGACGACTTCCCGTTCTGACCCCGGCACGTCGGGGGCGTTCTGTTTAGGGGAAGGCCAAGTGATGGGCGATTGCAGGCCCCGCCGCCGGGCGCTGCACCCGGGGGCCGTCGCATTCCGGCGCGTGCCGAGCTTCCCGTACGTCCGGGTGAACAGCGCCGGTCAGGTCGCACGGACCTGACCGCGGTGCCTGTCCCCGGTCGCGAATTCGCTCGCCGAATTGAAAGGGCCGGGGAGCACCCCGGCCCGTTTCCGTCCGCGGCTCACCGCGGAGCCGGCGGGGCGTACAAGGGCTCGGGCGGGTAGTACGTCGCGGGCGGCGGGGCGGTGCCGACGCCGGCACCGACGCCAACGCCGTGATTCTCACCGCCGACGCGCAGGCCGGCCGCACAGCCGGCCTGAAGAACGGTCGCGGTCGCCAGGGCCAGGACCAGGGTTCGGGTACGCATGGCGTTCTCCTGTGAGCGGCCGGGCGTTGGGCCGCGGGTGGCGGGAGAGAACGCAGAGGCGGTGCCGGAGGGCCGGCCGGGCAACCAGGCTCACCGAGGTAGCGACCGCCTCGGCCCGTCAGAACCGGCATTCCCCGCCCGTCCGTTCGGCACGCCCGCTGCCACCACATCGCCCTTGGCTTGTGGTCCGCCGCTCGACCCTTCAGTGGAGAACCCCCGATGGGTCTGATCCTCCCGGTCGTGCTGGCCCTGCTCATGCTCGGCGCTGCCGCCCTGGACAACATGCTAGCTGGTTGGGGGTAGGATTGAGGCGGGCTCGCCGGGGCAGGCGAAGCTGTGCGAGATGTGCGAAGGCGGGCCCACGTTATTGCTGGGAAAGGGCTCTCCATGACAACGCCTGACAACCGCGCCCCCGAAATCGACCCGGCCGCCGCGCCTCCCGCGACCCTGCCGGCCGGCCCCGTCTTCACGATCGACACCAGCCACCCTCTGCCGGCCACTCCGGTCGCCGACCCGCGGCCGGCCGCCGCTGACGCCCAGGCGAAGCCGGCCCCCGTAACGCCCGCAGAGGCGGTGCTGAAAGGCGAGTCCACCGTCGCCCCCGCCGCGCCGGAGGCACCCGCCGCGCAACCGCCCACGCCCCCCTCGATCCTGACCGTCGATATCGGCGGCACGAAGGTCAAGATCCTGGCGACCGGCCAGACCGAGCCCCGCAAGGCCCCCTCGGGGAAGGGCTTCACGCCGGCCCGGCTGGTCGAGACGGTCCGGGCGCTCGCCCACGATTGGGACTACGAGGCCGTCTCCATCGGCTACCCGGGGCTGGTCGGCCCCCACGGCCCGCGCTCCGAGCCCGGCAACCTGGGGCCGGGGTGGGTCGGCTTCGACTTCGCCACCGCCTTCGGCAAGCCCGTCAAGATGGTCAACGACGCGGCCATGCAGGCGCTGGGCAGCTACGAGGGCGGGCGCATGCTGTTCCTGGGGCTGGGCACCGGCCTGGGCTCGGCCCTCATCACCGGCCACGTCGTCGTCCCGCTGGAGTTGGGCCGGCTGCCCCACGACGGCGAACGGACGCTCGGCGAGGTCCTGGGGCGGCAGGGCCTGGCCCGGATCGGCAAGGGGGAGTGGCGGCGGGCCGTCGCCCGGGCGGTGACATCCCTCATGGGGGCCTTCGTGGCCGACTACCTCGTGATCGGGGGCGGCAACGCGAAGAACGTGAAGGACCTGCCCCCGGGGTCCCGCCTGGGCCACAACCTGACGGCCTTCCGGGGCGGCTTCCGCCTGTGGAGCGCCGAGGATGTCTGGGTCCTGGCCGCTTCCGGAGGGGAATCCCCGCAGCCGACGGCGCAGGAGGCGTTGCGGGTGCTGTGAGGAGACGGGCCTGGGCGGACGATCGAACTCACGCGGCGGCCTGATCCCAAAACCTTGTTCGTGCCGGGTGACCTGTCTGACGCCGAGAAGGCCGAGCCCCTCTTCCCCCCGCCTTCGCCGGGATGCCCGGGGCGTATGATTCGGTGGGGGACACGCCCATGACGCCCGCCACCGGCCCCCGGGCAGAGGCGACCTGACCGTACTGCCCGCCGGCGGACGGGGCCGCAAGCCGTGACTCGTTATCCCCTTGAGGCGGGACGATGGAAACGCCACCTTCACAGACCTCTACACCGGAGGCCCCCCCGCGCAAGCCCCTGCGCTGGGAGCGGCCGTTCCTGACGGCCCTCCGCCTCACCGGGGTCGTCGTCCGCGCCAGCGACGCCGCGGGCGTCTCCCGGTACGCCGCCTACCAGCACCGCGACCGGCACCCGGACTTCGCCGAGGCGTGGGCCGCCGCCCACGCCGAGGGGGCCGACCGGCTGGAGGCCGAGGCCCGCCGCCGGGCCGTGGACGGCACCGACGAGCCGGTCATCCACCGGGGCCAGCCGATGGGCCACTGGGAGGACGCCGGCGGCAACCGGCTCCCCCAGTACGCCCCCGGCGCGCGGTTCGTGCCCCTGACGACCAAGCGGTACAGCGACCAGTTGCTCGCCCTCATGCTCAAGGCCGCCCTGCCGGAGAAGTACCGCGAGCGGGCCGACGTCAGCCTGACCGGGCCCGGCGGCGGTGCGGTCGAGGTGGTGGTCAAGGTGCTCGGACCGGGGCTGAGCCTGTCGGACCTGCTCCCGCCGCCCGGGGGGGACGGGCCGTGACCGTCCGCTACGTCATCGAGGAGGACCGGGCCGGCACCCGGGGCGGCCCCGTGCTGCGGGGCGGGGCGCTGGAGCTGTGGCGCTGCCGCGGGCCGGAGGCCATGCTCTCCGGGCCGGCACAGACCGGCAAGACGTTCGCCGCCTGCTTCAAGTTGGACTCGCTCCTGTGGGCGTTCCGGGGCGCTCAGGCAGTGATCTGCCGCAAGGTGCGGGCGACCATGTTCGGGTCGGTGATCCAGACGTACCGCAGGGTACTCGGGCCGGGCTCGCCGGTCGTGGCCTTCGGCGGCGAGCACCCGCAGTTCTTCGACTACCCCAACGGAAGCCGGCTCTGGGTGGTCGGGATGGACGACCCGGGCAAGGCGCTCAGTTCCGAGCGTGACTTCGCCTACGTGAACCAGGCGGAAGAGTTGACGCTGGACGACTGGGAGGTACTGACCACCCGCTGCACGGGCCGGGCGGGGAACGCCCCCTACGGGCAGGTGTTCGGGGACTGCAACCCGGGGCCGCCGCACCACTGGATCAAGGGCCGGCCCAGCCTGCGGCTGTTCGAGAGCCGTCACGAGGACAACCCCACGCTGTTCGACCCGGAGAAGGGCGGCTGGACCGAGCTGGGGCGGGCGTCCATCGCCGCCCTGGACCGGCTGTCCGGGGTCCGCAAGGAGCGGTTGCGGCACGGGCGGTGGGTCAGCGCCGAGGGGGTGGTGTACGAGTTCGACGACCGGGTGCATCTGTTGCCGAAGGATTTCCCCATCCCCGCCTCGTGGCCGCGCTACCGGGCCATCGACTTCGGGTACACCAACCCGTTCGCCTGCCTCTGGGGGGCGACCGACCCCGACGGCCGGCTGTACGTTTACCGCGAACTGTACATGACGCAGCGGACGGTCAAGGTCCACGCGGAGCGGGTCAAGCGGCTGTCGGCCGGTGAGATCTACAGCGCCACCGTCTCGGACCACGACGCGGAGGACCGGGCGACGCTCCACGAGTGCGGCATCCGGACGGTGAACGCCGTCAAGGACATCAGCCCGGGGATTCAGGCGGTGCAGGAGCGGCTGAAGTTGGCCGGGGACGGCAGGCCCCGGCTGTACCTGCTGCGGGAAGTTCTGGCCGAGCGGGACGAGTCGCTGGCGGCGGCCAACAAGCCCACCTGCCTGCGTCAGGAGTTCGACGCCTACCAGTGGCCGCCCGGCGTGGACGGCCGGCCGGTCAAGGAGGTCCCGCTCGACCGGGACCAGCACGCCCTCGACGCGCTGCGCTACCTCTGCATGCACCTGGACCGGCCCAGGCGCAGGCTGGAACTCTGGGGGTGCAAACG